AGTCACCTCAAACTGAGACGAATTGGCAGCAGCTAGCCAGTCATGCGCCATTTTTACAAACTTGGACAAAGGCCCTAGTTTACGCTTTACCTCATCGGATGCCTCTCCTAACTGCTCAACAGTGCGGAAGCCGATATGCTGCAGCTCGCGCATAGCCGAACCATTCATAAGCGGCCATTCAGATAGGGGAGTCCCGCTTTCAACAGGCGTGTTGCCTACCTGAAAACCTGCATAAAGCTCCGGATATTCCGCAACGTCCTGCGGCTCAATGCGCCTAACCGTCTCATCACCACCCGGCCATTGGATAGAAATGCTTGGGATTTCATCAAAAATAGGACGGCCAGCTTGCGCGCTTTTCTCTCTATTCTCGTTATAAGCATTAAAGAATTTCACGTTTGCACCTGAGTATCGCTTTTTAGGAGCGCCCACACCCATGATGCTGTTCCAATCAATCGTAGCCATTTGTTTCCCTCATAAATGTCCCACCTCAAGATTGGTGTCGGCATAATGCCAACTAACTGCCATGAGGGGGACCGTTTGCTAAATCATCACACCGACACCAAACTTAGGGCGTTGCCCATTTTGTTTTGAGATAACCCTCAACTTTAGAAATATCACCACCAGACAACACGCTATTGTAAACCAACAATTCTGCAATTCCTCCGCCCCAAAAATCACCAGCATATGTGGAGCTAAATGTACCAATTGCAAACACTGCACTCTGGGACGTTCCCGCAAAATTGTTAGTAAAACGAGCAATGGATGTTCCGTTACGGCGCAAAAAAGAACTTGTTCCTACGCCTGCAGAAACTAATTGATAACTGCCGTTAGTCGGATTGCTATGCGGCCCGGCAATAAGAGGCTTTTGCCCGGCTAAATATCCATTCCCTACTGCAATAAATTCACTTGTTTGCCAATCGTAGTTAGCAGCACCGGACGTAAAAAAGCCACGGCCAGCATTGGTAGTAAAATTATGCCGCCATAAACCACTATAGGCTGCTGTTCCCCAATTTTTGGAACACACAGCAAACATTGACCACTCTCCAAACGTAATGGAACCCGTTAGCATGTAATCATTTGTGCCATCAAACACTACTGCAGGCTTGCTGTTTTGAGCATTTGCAGTAAGTAATGGCTTTAAGCCTCCGGTAGCTTGTGTAAAGTTATTTCCACTACCACTCTGATCGGCCCACGCACTGACAAAATTACTTCCATCAGCCGTTACGCCCGCATCGCCTTTTAGCCATACAAAAAGACCGCTAATGCTTTTAGGGTCAAAAGCTGCAGCTACGCCACCTGGTTTTGTGATTGCAGTTCCTCCAATGCCAATCAGCATTTGTAGAAACCTTTTAATACAATGCTACAATACTTGTCGCAGTGGTTGCCGCCATAACGCGAGCAACAAACACTGGAATTAAAACTCCTGCAGGCACCACAAGAGTTACGGCAGATGAATCATCCACACCTTTAAGTACCAGATTGCCAGCAGCGCCAACCCAAATAGCCCGTGCTCCTGTAAGGTCCGTGGAATCGCTTGGCGTGACTGCAGCAAGTCGCCTAGCACTAAACAAGGCACTTGGATTGGAAGGGGTAAAATCTGGCATAGCATCCTCAAAAAGTCGGGGGGATTGCTCCCCCCATTGTTACGCGCCCTTAGTCATCTTAAGAGCATAGTAGCTAGTACCATTGCTCATGCAGATGAAGAAGTTTGTATCTGCGTTAGCATCCTTGATAACACCAAGGAAACCCGATCCCGTTGTTGCAGCAGCTCCAAATGCAGTAACCATCTCTGCCTGTGTCGGCAGTGCATCAGTTACGTTATCAATAGCCTGCTTGGTGCGAACACCGGCAGCAGTAGCTACAACCTGTCCGGTTGGAGTAACTGTTCCAGTAAAAACGCCATCAGCTACTGCGCTTGCCAGTTCACCCGGCATGCCCAATCCCATCAGCGTAATAGTTCCTGCCATATAAAATCCTTATAAAAGGAGGGGCTGCTATACCAGCCAGCCCCTTATCAATTACAGATTGGAGTAAATTGCACCAAATGCCTGTACTTCAACATTTGATCCAGATCCCGCATCCGTAGTTAGACCAACAACACCGCTGATTACGCCAGCAGTAACGCTATCATCCAACACGCCAGCAGTAGCCGTAGTGTAAAGTTTAGTTCCAGCTACATACGAAGCTGCTACCTTTACCTTTATTCCGACTCCAGTTCCTCCACCCTCGCCAGTAAATACCCAAAGATACTCATTGGTAGCTGCAGCAACTTGAGCGATTCCAAGACCCTTAGGGGGCGTTGAAGCATTAGTTGTAGTAACAGCAGTAAAACCGCCATCCTTATCAATAATGCCAGCTTGATACTGCGTAATAGTGCCTGCTGCCTTTACAAACAGCCATTTACCACGCTTATCAGACCCAACATCCAGCACCTTTGCAGGTAGTGGAATTGTTGTACCATCCCAACTGCGAGTAGAATTTACACCTTGCGATCCATTCAATGACATAATTCAATCCTCCAACAATTAAGCGTAAATAACAGCCTGAAGTGCCGGAGCAGAACAACACAGATTGCCCTCTACGAGTATCACCGTAAAGAAAGCATCCTGGTCAATCGGACGAGTCATCTCTGGAGCGAGGGGCTTGAAGTCAGCTCCACGAACCATGTCAAACGTCCAATACTTGGTGTTCATAAGGCGGCAAGAATTTGTCTCAAGCACTGTTGAGCCGAATCCACCGTCAAACACAAAGTCGCAACCGTCATAGGACAGAGCACGGAAACCAGCTACAGCCTTCTTTGCAGGAAGCTGAATACGCTGAATTGCCGTGAGGGAGCTGTGCAAGAACTTCCAAGCAGTACGATCCATGAGACCAAGATCCGGCATCTCATCGCCACGAGTAACCTGTGACAGAGTATCGGTAATAGTTTCTTGAACGTTTGCTGCCGTAAGGGTCGTATTTACAGCAAGATTGCGTGCCCAAGTATTGGTAGCGCGATCAATCTGTCCATAAGTACCCGATGTTGGCGAAGTAGAAACAGCCTTCTTGATACCATCAAACTCAAGTCCACCGCTGCCTGTGCCATCGCCACGAAGCGAGGTAGAAACGGTATTCTTAAGCCTGCTGATTGCTGCCTTCATCTTCATTTCTGCAAGGTCAAGCAGCTGTGCCTGGTCGCGGTTTGCACGGCGATCACGCCCTGCAATTGCTACTGGCTCATAGCACTGCTTAATTGCGAAACGAAATGCGGTAGCATCATCAATTGCATCAAGGTTAAATGACGAGAATCCTGAGTAGAAACCGCCTACAGCTGCATCATTGTACATGATGGGCTTACGAAGCTCATATCCACCAGAAAACTTACGAATTAGACCCTGATCGTCAAGACTCTTGAGAAGCGGGTTGTGGTGAAGCACCTCATCCGCAATAGAATCCGACTGATCAAAGAGGGTTGCTACAATTGCCTCTTCCAAATTAGCCATTTGTTATCCTTAAAATTTATGGATAACCCGGCCAGTTTGGAGCTAATCGCCCGTCATTCTGCGCCGCAGGTTATCCCGTATATCTTTTGTTTGTACGCTGGGAGTTCCGCTTCCTGCAGAGCCAGATATGGAGCGCGAGGCTGCTTTAGCTTTTTGAGCTACGGCCTGCTTTTGATCAACTACCGACTTTGCAACCATCGCATTACTGAGGTTGGAAAAGGTCGCGTTTCCGGCAATTACATAATTATAGGCGGTTTCCAGAACTTGTTCTGGCCCGCTATATTTGCCGGTCTGTGAGAGCGCCGCTACTATGGGGGCCATTTCCGCTTCTAACTGCGAAGCTGTTTCGGGGTCCCTAAACAGTGGTTTGCTCTTTATAAATGATTCTACGACTCGCTCATTGTAATAGGCAACGGCTTTTTGTTCTTGCGCTTGGTGTGCTGCCTGTAGCTTTTCATCTGCAATGCGCTCCGCATCCTCACGAGTGAGGTAATCAACAGGCGGCTGATTGTACCCATTCTGCTCTGGCTGCTGAATCAAATCGTTGACGGATAGACCATATGCATTGAGCCACTCAACCGCCGTTGCGTAGGGGTCCTTCTGCATTGCACGATCCCAGGCAATACTTCGCCTAGCAACATCGCTAATGGTAATACCCTGCTTGGCGTAATCATCCTCGTACTGCCTAATGGCATCAAACACGCCACTAGTTTGCTTTTTAAGGTCCTCTACTTCCTGCACTCGGCGCTGGTAATCGCTCCGGGTTTCGTAAGCTCTGCGGTTCAAATACTGCTGCAAGACATGGGCATTGGCGGTGCTTGGGTTTAGAAACGCATCTTTTTCTGCCTTGTTCATGTCAGCCGGTG